TACGCTATACACAGATGATAGGAAAAGCCCGGATGGAAATGAAAGTCGGGCTTACGTTTGCCTGCATGAATCTGAAAAAACTGGCAAAGATGATAGCCAAGAAGGGAAAAAGGGGAGCCCAAAAGTGTTTATTATTGATCAAGTACACACTTTTTGAACCGAAAACAAGAAAAACGCTTCTGGAGTGCTGACCAAAAGCGTTTTGTCTACAGTCTGAAAGTCCAGTAACTACTGGACTTTTCAAGAGCACGAGACGGGACTCGAACCCGAAAAAGCCGTTTTTAAGGAACCACGCATAAAACCTCACTTTTCGTGGAAACCCGCATAACTACTGGCTTTTCAGAATCTAAACTAATAAACATTAATGCCATTTTAAGAATATAAATATGACATTTTAGACAACTATGCAACACGAAATGCAACACGAAATTGATTTCTTTATACAGTAGTTTGCAGGATTCAAATACCAGTGAGTCCTTCAATTTCGGCTCATTAAATGGAGTGAGAGGATTTTTTACAAGTCCCTCAAAAGCTGATGACAGCTTTGTCCCTTTTAAGAGTGACTCAGGAATAACTTACACCAAATTTAATGATAGAAATTCGACAATAACTATTAAAATTTCAAAAGACGGAGACGGCATTATTTCGACCTCTACCGGCACATCTTGTCGTAATATCTCCATAAATGGAGAAGCAATACAAGCCAATAACCTAGAGTCATTTCAAGCTGATTCGGGATATTCAGGATTAGCTTCAATGATATTTGTTTTGCATAATCTTAAAAAAGGAGATGTGCTAACTTTTTATAATGGCAATCAATATGGCGGTTTCTTTATTATGTAAAAAAAATAGAACTTTGATTATTCTATTTTAACAATAAAACCACATTTATTCGTGTGACCAAAACCACTATCATCTACAGATATAAAGATTTGATCACCTTCATTTAAAGCAATAGATTGGTCAATGGTACCTAGATTACCACAGGAAAAAGTTATGTTATCATTGATCCACACATACAATCCTCTGTAATACATTTGGGGACATAGAATTCTGTAAGTTCCGGCTTCTTTTACTGTTAATATGTTGGAATCACATTCGAAGCCACTGTATGACATAACATTTAATTTTGTTCTGTTAGGGGTACTACTATAGTTATAAAATGACAAAAAAGCATACGGGGTAGATGTCTTAAAAGGGATAAATGTATCAGCACCTCGTTCAGGATCCGTGTTGACCCCGTACTTTCCATCGTGGTAGTCCATGCAGAGTTGACTACCGTTTGCAACCAAACTACTGTTTTCCAAGAAAAAAGATCCCCAGAGCCAATCCGGGGATCCTATTTCTATTTATTCAATTCAGCCCAAGTCTTGATACCAACGATCCCATCTACTGTCAGACCGTGATCTGCCTGGAAAGCTCTGACGGCTTCATCAGTCCTTACTCCGAAGATACCATCTGTAGAAAGATGATATCCTTTGTCCTTAAGCTTCTGCTGCAGGATCCTTACATCAGCACTGCGGCTTCCTTTCCTAAGAACAGGATATGATACAGCAGCCTCGCCATAATACAGGTCCATATCCACATTTCCAGTAATTCCAGGCACCGATCCAGTGCTGCTGTACTGCCATCCCCACAGGGCATGACGGATGACCGGCTTCTTACTGACAGGCGGATCATAGGATACCACTACATTGGCACTGGAAGGATACCTTGCAATCCAGAATTTACAATCAAGCTCTGCAGCATACGGCTTCAAATAGGTATTGTAGAAATACAATCCGGTATATACGCCGAACTCATAGCCTGCGGCTTCAATGATCTTCTGATATGCCTTAATGATATCAATCAGCTTATGCCCTATCCCCTGCTGACATTTATCCTCAATATCAAGCCACACACAGCAATGCAGCCTTTTCCCTGAAAGAACCTGTAATACCTTCCTTGCTGCATTCTGTGCCATTTCCATCGTTGTAGCATAGGAGTAATTGTATACTCCTATGGAAAGCCCTTTTGCAGATGCTCCGGCATAATTCCGGCTGAAGGAGTCTTCCTCCCGGCACTGCTTATTAATTACCTTCAGGATGGCGAATTCAATACCAGCGGTCTTTACCTTGCCCCAGTCTATCAAGCCGTTCCACTTGGCAACATCAATTCCCTTTTTCATAATAATCACCTTCCCCTATTTTCTGTACCGGCTCTAACGATACTACATCAATTCTTCCTGTTGTTACACCCCACGCTGTAATCAGGGGCGCTGCAACAAAAAAGAAAAGCATTCCTACTATCATGACCAGTACTATGATCCCTTCAAGGACACGATCCAGCCGTTTCATGCCTGCTCCTGCTTTAATGTATAAACCACTGCTTCAATCAGGGTATTCAGCTGCTCATCAGATAAAGAAATATTCTTCTGCTGGAGCTGTTCTTTTAAAAATTGGGTAACAATGGCTTTCTTCTCCGCTCCGGTCTTGCTGCCGAGAATCGTTTGTTCAGCTGATTTAACTGCCAGCTCTGCCCACTGTACAAGCCAATTATACTTCGTACCCTCTACCTGCAGCTTAATCCAAGGGATCACATATCTTGCTGCCAGAACAACTACTAGAATAAGCGCTGCCTTTAAAATCTCAAATAATACATCATTCATTACTTATATCCTCCAATTCCTCTACTTTTGATTGATCTTTATGTTTCCTGCAATTCTCCACCTTGGCTTTCCATACAATAAAGCCTGTGTGTAGTCCCAGTTCAGCGAAGGCCGCAGGAACGCCCACGCTGACGATTGACAGATCTGTCACTCTCAGATATCCGCTTACAGCAGTGAGGATGAAGCACGCTGTAGTGAACATCCACACCGCCCGGAAATTATAGAAGTACAGCTTGTCTGAAAATCCCCTTTTGAGCAATAACTTTTTCACACTATCACTCCTGATCATGTGCCGCTTTGTTTAGGTGCTTCTCGATCTTCTCTCTTGTAACCGGCACAGTATGATTACAGCCAAGCTGCTGCAGTCCATCGAGACAGGCAAGGATGCCATAAGTGAGAAGACACTGCTCGTCCTTCATCCTTTTTATATCCACATCCTGTTTATTCTGCCGTTCTACCCATTTATACACGGCTATCAAAACTCCGCCGATTGCAAGGATTGCTGCAAGGACGCTCCCTGCAGTAATAATTGTTCCTGTACTTATGTACATCTCTTCCCCCTCCTACACGCTTACTCTTTGTCTGGGTATGTAAATCCGGTAATCTCTTTGTACTCAGCTTCCGTAATCCACTTTCCTACGGCGTTGTATACCCTGTCGATATCCCACAAACCACGGTCATAGTAGTTCTTTACCTTCTGAAAATTCTTTGAGTGCTTCTTTGCTGCCATTACACATTTACCCCCGTTTCCATAGCAATATAGTCAATATCCGCAGTGTTCTGATCTGTCTGATTAGCCACAGCCACGATCTTAGGCAGCTTGGCCAGCGTTACCGTAAGGACATCTGCCTTGGTCTCTGCAAATCCGCTGTCAGTACTCTCGTCCGGTGTGGTATAGTCCACGGCAAGCACCTGGGACATTCTTTTCACATAGGACTGCAGCTGATCAAACTTTGCATAGGCGCACATAAGATCTGCGTCCACATAATACTGGATCACTGCCAGATTATCCACATCTGAGAAGGTTTCCTCCAGTGCTGTGGCATCCCCGTTAAGGATATCGATCTGCAGGGTGTCCCCTGACTGAGTAATGTTATAGATCTCAACTTCGGTCTGATCTACGAATCTGATCTTTTTCATGAGCTTTACGCTCCTTTCTCCGGCTTTTTGCCTGCCGGTGGCATATTTTATACAACAGTAGTTTTGCTTACGATGAAAATGGTATATATGGATACTGTAGGAAAGTGGATGGTGCAGATACAGTTATCCCTTTTAAAAATGCCATAAAATTAAAACAATTTTGTCAAAAATCACAAATGGTAATTGATGAAGATTATGATGAATGTTTGCTTGTTTTTTCATCGGCAGGATCATACGGGAGCTTTTCAATAACTAATGGTAATAACTATACAAAGCAACAAGCAGGCAAATCTATGCTCACAAATGTTGATGGGATTAATGGGCAATCAAATACGGAATGCCATATTATTAAAAATCTTCCGAAAGGTGCAGTTATATCAGCATCTAAAAATAATACTGCTTCAACAATATGGAATTATAGCTTTTGGTTGTTTTGTTAGACAAATCATATGGAACTAAAATCAGCATCAATATTTAGTCCCCATATTCTTATTGGTATGGTGTAACTTTCGTAATTACCAGCCGATGTGTTTGGCTTTATTATTATAGTATTATTTGATTTATCAAAAGTCATAGTTCTACTATAATTTTGATTTACCGATATTGGTCTAAGAGACCCACCAGAATGCAAGGTACTAAATAACTGTGTTTCTAATGAATTATTAGATTGTGAATAATGTCCTTTCAATGATATAGCTATATGACTATATTTTGTAAAATCAAAATTAACTGTAACAGTAGATTTCATTTCTGCTTTTGGACTTGGGTTAGTCCATACAACATCAGCACCATTCTTAAAAGGGAAAACTGTATCAGCACCGCCGATCTTAGTTTTATATCCAGTAATCTTACCGGACTCGTCATACTCAAAGGTGGGTTGGTCTGTCAAACTACTGTTGACGCTATCGAATTCCGTCTTGATCCTCTGCTCCAGATTATTCATGTTTGCCGCGCTGAAAGCGTCACCTGCCTGATTTACGGTTCCTTCTGACCGGCTCACATCCATCAGGATTTCTTCCCCGGTAGCCACATTTTTAAGCTTACGTCTGCCGGCATACTCAACCAGCCTGTCTTTCCATGTCTTTGTTACAAATGCCATATCAAATCACTCCTATTTCTTCCCCTGCGGAGATCTCACCGCAGTAATCTTTGTTGTTCAGGTTGTTAAAATAGATCCAGAATACGTCATACAGGATCTGTTCCAAGTCATTCCACTTCTGCCATGTATTCAGGGGCTGTACCGGTGTCTCCGGAGTATCTGCCCGGATCACGTACCCGCTCCGGATCTTTTCCACATTATCCCGGATCCGTTTGAAGTCAGATACTCTTGGCAAATCTCCATTGTTCCATACCTTATTTACCGATACCGGGACTGCAATACATCCGGCAATCTGTTCCGTATTGCTTTCCACACGCACAAGGTCAGAAGCATTGATATATCCCTTTTCTGTCCTGTTCTCAAAATCTGCTTGGCTACGGTCATATATAAATATCATAAATACCCTCCAAACTCTTCCCCGGCAATGATTTCTCCGGTATAGTAGAAGTCATTTACGAGCTTGTAATATCCCCGAAGTTCTGCCGTGGAAATATATCCCCCGGTAAGGTCTGTGGTCATTTTCTCAATGCCTGCCACGTAATTACCGTACATCTTCTCCGCATTGAATACCTCCGCCCAGTCAGCCACCTTATCCCCTTCGTTCAGGAACTTGATCTTCAGATTAAGCCGTAGATCATAATAGGCAAGAATTGCTTTTGCCCTGTCAGCCGCCCCTGCAGGTCCAAGGACTGTGCAGCTGAAGCTTTTGGTCTGCCGGCTCTCTCCTGCGTCAACCTTTTCCACAGATGCTGTCACTGTCAGATCTTCCTTGCTGTACTTCCGACCGGATACGATAACCTCTCCCTCTTCTGCCACAGTAAATATCACGTAATTATTGGTCTGCTCCGTGATCGTGCCACCGGTGATCGTCATTTCTGCCGCCGGAGAGGATAAATCCACCGTGTAAGATCCTGGAGTATATGTCCCTTTGAATATCTCCTTGCTTTCCTCATCAAGGGAGTATACCGGGAACTTCACCGCCACATCGGATATATAACTCTGATTCTTTGGCGTGGTGGAAAACTTCCGTGTCCGCTGGATTGCCGTCTGTACGGTCCTGTCAACCTTGAAGATATTCAGGGATTCGCTTCTGCTGCTGTCAATCACAGATCCACAGGCGAAGAGGACTTCCCGGAGTGCTTTTCTGCAGTCCTGTATTTTCAGCCAGCCATAAAGCGGTGTCGCTCTCGTCACCTCATCCACGGAGTAATCGGTGATACCGGCGGCTGCCATGATCTGGTCAATGACCTCTCCTGCCGGGTCCCCGGTGTACACCCTGCCCTGTCGGAAGGTGTGCTTACTGAGCAGTCCTTTATAATCGATCCAGCTCATGCTGCTCACGTTCTTACTGGTAGAATAATCATCCAGGAAGAATGCCCCCAGAAGCTGTGCTTCCCCGTTGATCGTTTCATAGGCCAGTGCTTTCTGCCCGGACTGGAATACCTTGTGCAGGCCGGACATATTTCCGATGTTGAAGTCATTATCTGCATCGATCAGCTTAAAGGTCAGCTTATTGATCGAGATCTTATCTGAAATCGGATCACATTCCTCTACGAGTTTGGCTTCCTTCACCGGGTAACCGTCTACACCGCAGATGATGTCGGTTCCGTACTCGATGTAACGGAACTTCACATACCGGTACGGCTTTGCCCTGGTAAATTCAATCTCCAACCGGCGGTAATTCTCTACCTGCTTCCATGCCACATATTTATTCTGGTCTACCTGGTAGGTGCCGTTCTCTATAACATTTCCGTCACCATCTATCCACCGGATCTTCATTTTCAGTGGATAATCTCCCACAAAATGGAATGTCAGGCAGGCAGATGTATGATTCTCAGTAAACAGGATAATAAGCAGAGGATTCTCCGTAAAAGATCCGTCTGCCCCGGACATTTCCGAAGAAAAGAAAACCACATCTTCCGGATCATCCGGCATCTCCGGATAGGATCCATTTAATAGGAAGTAATCCTGCTCCAGAGTACCGTAGTCCTGTGAGGAAATATCCTCTTTTCCCATTGAGATATCACCAAAGACCTGATTGTATGCTGTTGTCAGAGTACTGTCCTCACAGGCTGATGTATCATACAACCCGTATTTTGCATAAAATCCTGTTGTTCTCATGGTGTCCTCGCTGGTCTCTTTGCTGTGAATTTACAGGTAAATCCCTTGAATACAGCACTGTTTTCAAGAATCTTTTCATATTCATCAGATACACTTGATATATAAGCAGTAAATGTATAATATCCGTTCTGTGTAGGAATAGAGATCTCATGGAAAGGAACCGGTTCTGTCATCTTATCCCAGAAGGTTTCATAATTTGTTTCACCAAAGTGCTTACTGGATCCTACAGTCAGCGTATAATTATAGTAAACACCGATCAGTTCTCTCCACAGATCACCATCCTCTGTCCTTTCTGCCCCCTTATCAAGAAAATCTGCATTTCTTTTCAGGGATACCATAGGAACATCAAAATACGTTCCATCTATTCTTATTCCCCTCTGAAACTTCATTTACGTTACCCCCAATACACTCACATCATATCCCTGTCTGGCAGCCTCATTTAATATGTCATTCAGCGTCAGACGTGCAAATTCCTGTCCATCTACGTTGAGAGAAATTGTCGGGTTAAAGCCGCCTCCATAGTTCATTCCGGATAATTCTTCTCTCACAGCCTGTTTAATTGTGCTGAGAGGAGCTTCTACATTGGTCTGACCTTTTGGCTGATCACCGAGAATGGCCAGAAACGGATTTCCACCACGGATGACATCACCGCTGGCAAGTGCCGGAACTTCAAACGTATCACTTTGTGCAGATATACCACCACTTCCGCCACCACCAAATACATGGCTGATTCCGTTTCCTATGCTTTCTCCAATCGACTTTATCTTTTCAATAGCTGCTTCAACCATGCTGCTGATCCAATCGAAAAAGCTCTGCAGCAAACTCTTAATCTCATCAACAATTCCACTGACTTTTTCTTTAAAGTTGGAAAATACCTTCTTGGCATTATCCCATGCCCCTTTCCAGTCTCCATTTATCAGCAGCTTTACCGACTTCATAAGTCCTGTGTATAATTCTTTAATTGCATCAATCAGTTTATATAATGCATCCTTAAATACTTGGAATATGGTTTCCGCATTTGTCCAAAACTCCTGCCAGGAAGCTACGAACACTGTATCAATAAACTCAAGGAATGCCTGAAACAGTAGCTGGATATTCTCCCATGTCTCTGTAAAAAACAGGACTATATTTTCCCATGTTTCATGAATCTGTTCTGTGAATAAAGTCCAATATTCTGTGAACCATTCCTGTATTGCTGTCCATATTTCGATAATATTTTCCTTTATTCCTTCAACTTTTTCAGCAATTCCAGTTTTTAACTCTTCAAATTTGTCAGTTAGTGTATGTATCTTTTCTCCGATTTTATCGCCAAATGTATCAATCTGAGCAATCGCACTAAATAATGGTCCGGCCACAATATTAGCAAGAGTCGCAATGATTGGATTATTTTCAAAATCCGTCATCATATCTTCAATCGCTTTTAAAGTAGTTCCTAGCTCATCAGTAATAGTTGAAAAGAATCCGTCTTCTCCTCCCCACTTAAAGGAGTCATACGTCTCATCATCACCTGTAATGGCTTTACCGATTTCCTTACCAAGCTCAAATCCTGCAATAGCGGCAACAATACCTCCGACTATCGCTGTACCAACAGCAAGACCTATTTCTGCAGCAGAGCCAGCGCCTACAATGGTACCCATGTCAGTAGTCAGAAGGCCTCCAATACCTCCAACACTGGTAAATGCTTCAGAAACTGCACTTCCTACAGATTCCTGAATAGCCGTTCCTGCTTTTTCAAGCACTGCCGGTGTTGCTTCTGCCGCCAGCTTTATTGCAAGCGCACCAAGAATCACTTTTGCAATATCTTGCCAGTCGCATTCTTCAAATATGCCCTTGAACATATCATGCATAGCACCTGATATTTCTGACATATCCCACTGACCAACAAGACCTTTAAAGAATTCAATGGCTGACTCCACTACTTTACCGATTGTCCTGCCAAGTTTTTCAAAGTCGATATCCTCAAAGGCATCCTTTAAGAATCCACCTATTTTAACACCAGCCTTATTCCAGTCCACCGTGTCAAAGAATCGGTAAACAGTATCAATCAAAGTATTTATTCCTTCTGAAACTGTTTCTGCAAGAGATTCCCAGTCTGTATTACGAATGATATTATTCAGCGTAACCGCAAGGCCTTCTGCTCCTGTTGCCAAGGTATCCTTAATGACATCCCAGTCGATTGACTGTGTAAATCCATTAATAGAATCTGCTATAAAATCTCCAATGCCAGCCCAATGAAGTGTATGTACAAATTCATTCAGAAACTCAAAGGCGGTATTCAGTCCTTCCGCAAGAGTGTGACCAATCCACCAGCCTACACCTATTCCGTCAAATTCCCCTTCAATAAAACCATTGATCAGAGTTGCCAGGCTGTGTGCAAGCTTTCTAGCCTGCGCCTTGATCTTATTCCACGGAATCTTTGCAAGTGCTTCTGCTAGCTTGTCCCCAAGCATTTTGCCAAGGTCGTAGAAGTCAGATTTCTCCCACATATCCTTGAGCCACTTCCACAGATCTTTAAATTTGTTGTCAACCGGTACCTCTTCAAACAAGTTTCCGGCGCCGCCAGCAGCTCCTGCACCTGCACCTGTATCCTTCTTTGCAAGGACATCTAGATCATCGAACTTTGCCAGAGCTCCGCTGGCTTTCTTTGCTGCAGAAGCCGTATCGTTCAATGATTTGTTATAGCCATCCTGTACCTTCTTGGCTCTCGTAAAAGTACTGCTTCCACCAATCACGGCAATGAACTGCGCCACATAGGTCATTGCGGTTGAGATCGCACTGATCAACTGTGACAGCCACGGAATCACCATCTGTACGATTGGTGCAAAGGCTGCCGCCAATTGGTTTCCCAGTGTACTGAGCGCATTTTTCATTCCCTGTACACTTTCAGCAAAACTGCTGGAATATGCTGCAAAATTGGTAAATCCGCTTTTCATTCCGGATATCATGGCATTAAATCCCTTGGACAGCCAATTAAACACAAATAGTGAAAGAGCCAGACCCTTCAAACGGCTTGTAAATGTAGACAGCATTCCACTGCCATGCTTTGCACCACTTGTAACAACAGAAAAAGCCTTTTTTGCCACATTTCCCAGTGCACGGAAAGCCTTTTTCCCAGTATTCGAAACAGTATTCAGAACAGCTGCAATCTTCCCGGTCACTTTCCTCATATGAGAAAACTCTTCTGTCACGGGCTTCTGCTTTTCCTGCATTTCAGACAGCCGCTTTTTGCCGACCTCGATATCATCTGTCAAGCGTTCAACCTTGGAAGCGGCCTTGGAATATTCCTCAGTATTCATACCTGATGAAAAAGCCCTGCCATTCTCCTCAAGTTCAAACATGGCACCACGAATTTCTTCTATCTTCATCCGCAGTTCCTGCGCTTCATCTCTTGCCATTCTGAACGGGGTAAATCTCTTATCTGCTCCGATTTTTTCAAAGTCTGCAACTGCCTGTGCTACCTGTTCAAATTTACTCTGAGTAGTTTCAAGTTCCTTCTGCAGTTTTGCATACTCAGAGGTTGGGATCTTTTTATTTGCCAGTTCATCCATACGGGCATTCAGACGGGTGATTTCTGCCTCTGACCTTTTGATTGCATTGGCAACAGAAAGCATCTGACTGTTCAGATCCTTTGTCTCAATCTCAGTATTCATTTTGATAGAGCCATCATAATTACCCATAAAAAAACACCACCCGTATCTATTTCAGGTCAGCGATAGCATCCTCTCTGCTACCGGTTACTTTCCACTCTTCACATATTCCATAAAGGTATCCATAGCTTCCTGATCCTCTTCCGACATCTCTTCTTCGCCAGTCAGAGAATATTTTGCTTTCAACTTTATCAGGACTTTTCTTTCCTCCGTCTTCATACCAGGGGAAAATTTCCTTTGTCTGATATCTGCAACTCTGGTAAATGCACAATCATCCAGCGTATTCAGAAGCCCCATAAATTCCCAGAAATGCAGCTTTTCCGTATTCAGATTAATTCCATACTGCGCTCGAAATGCGGAATAAATCCTCCACTGATCGATGTCATAATCAGTTATCTTCGTATGATCTGTATTGTCTGTACGGTCCTTAAACCATTCAGACAGGAACCACTGCAACCCTTTGCACGCCACATCAAAATCAGGAAGATCAACAGGATTTCCATTATCATCCTGATCAAGGAACAGCAGTGACAGGCACATATTAACCCGCTCATATTCTGAAAGTGTTTCATCCTCCAGAATCTGCCACAGCTGTATCCCTGTCTGGAAGTCAGAATCTATTGGAAACCCTTCATATTCCGTAGGGAGTTTATCCAATAACACATTGAACATTTCTACCGACTCCTTGCCCCTTTTCTGTTGCGATTATACTTCGTGTTGATTACCTGATTTCTTTCTGCTGCAAACTTCTTAAGAAGCGGAGTAATCTCATCCAGGAAGCCTATAATCAGTTCAAATCCGGGAGATTCTACATCCGGATATACCTTTTTCATGCAATCACTGCCAAACATACCATCAAGCTGCCTGGATGCATCATCACAAATTTCTTTGTACAAAGTTGTCGTTTCTGCAATAAGATCAAAATTGATACCTTTGGTATCCTGATCTGCATATTTCTCCTGAATTGCCTTTTCCTGTGCACTGACAGATTCCTGCTTTGCATTCATCCAGCTGACAAAATTATTAAAATTCTCAAAGAATTTATTGTCACTGAGATTCACAGTGATGTATTCTCCGTTATCATTAACCTCAATTTTCTTTATTCCACTATCAATTTTAAGTTTTTCCATGCTTAACATCCTTTCTCAAATCTGGGGTATGAGAGAAAGGTACACACCCCAGATATATTAAGTTGCCTTAATACCTGTAGTTACTACTATTTTGCAGTTTTTGGAGTAAATGTCGTGGTTGTGGCATTGAAGGTTCCTTCAACCTTGTCACCACGTCCGCCAAGGGTAATTGTGTCGGTTACATTTGCTCCTGCATCACCGCCGGTACTTCCAACAGTCACTGTACAGGGCTGTAAAATTGCAGGATAGGTAGGACCATCTCCTGTGATCCTTACTCTGATATAAGATGTTGATGCATCTTTTCCTGTTGGTAAGGTATCGATCATCTTGTTGAACCAGTCAGTCAGATCAGAATCCTCCTGATCTACATTCTGGCGCTCCACCTCAACAGAAGGTGTATAGCTCTTGATATCGGTAGTCCCGGATTCCTGATTGATCCACTGGTTACTTTCCTCTTCTGCATTAAACTCTTCTGTCAGAGATGAGATACCTTCTCCGAGAAGGTGGTACTCTGAAGCAGCATAGGTGGGATCCATTTTGATATCAACAAAATGCCTTAATTTACTTCTCTTCATCCTTTACTCTCCTTTTTTCTTATATTCCATCACAGCATTTGCTGCAAAAACCACATTTCCGTCTGCATCAGCCTTGTCCACAAAAGGAATACTTGCTGCAGCAGATATATTTGTTATCTTCCTGTTCTCTGTAAGATCCGGATACTTCTTAATTTCTGTAAACCACTGAATGATCTTATCCAGAACAGCCTGTGCATTGATCCTCTGCACATTTGTACTTGGAAAGCTTTTATATGCAATCTGGAACCTGACTTCTGCAGTAAAGCCATCAAGTATATCTCTGTCCTTTACCGTTGATCCCGTTGTTACGAGGGATAATGACTTCCCTTTTGCTCTCACCTGATATCCCAGTTCTGTCTTATCTGGTATGTAAGGGCAGTTCTTCATCAGTTCATATAATGCCTTGCCAATCAGCTCATATTCTACCGGGTCAAGCTGTTCCACTTTCTCTGCTTCCATCACTTACCTCCTACTTCAAACCGGGGAATCAGATTATAAACATTCAGAGTAGTTATCTTATAGGCATGGCCATATGTTTCCTTTATGTACTGGAAAAATCCGCCATCATACTGATCACTGTCAATCATTTCATCCGGCAGCTGAATTGCTATACCAAGCTCTGCTTTCCCGGTAACCACAAAGAAGTCACAGCCTTCCGTATTAACCGTAAAGCTGCCTGTCTTTTCTTCTGATCTGCTCCACACTTCCGGGCTCATATAAGGCTTTGGCAGTGATCCATCATTCGGGATCTTTGCTTTACAGGAATCTGCACTGTCTATCCCACTTTTCTGAATATTTGCGCCCTGTGTCATTTCAACTCTGACACCTTCAAACTGTGTCCCGAAATAATATTCTTTTTCAGAATCAGGATCCACATATCTGTTGTATAACACTATAGAATCCACATATCCGATTCCCATATAACCTCCTCTAAATCCCCCAATATAGAAGCCCTGTTCCTGTCAGATATACCCGTGCCACAGAATACAACAGCTCCTCCCTTGCCTGATGGCTCGTAAGTGCTTCCTGTGCTGCACTCTTCTGAATATCATAGGATACGGACTCATCACCAGATGTCTTGGACTTGATAATCTTCCCTTTCCCCTCTGCATCAGTACCGGTTCTGTTTCTTTCCTGCTCAATCAGATAAAGTTGCTCAGCCACAGCGCAGATTGCTTTTTTCTCACATTCCGTCTCTCCTGTGATCTTCCCCAATGTCATCAGCTTAAGTTCATCAACAGCACGGCTCTCCATTTTGAGAAAAGAGTCAGAGGGAATGATATCCCCGAAATATGTTTTTTCATAAAATTCGAATTCTACCATTCCCTCTTATCTCCTTATCCTCTTGTCTTAATTCTTGCGATTGGAATAGCCTTATGAGGGAAATATTCCTTTCCGCTTGATTCGTTACTGTTTGCCAGTTCCCAGTTGGATCCGGTTGCCAGCTGTTCATCTGTAGGTGAAATGAAGCTCGGCTGCTTAAAGGAAATGCCATAAGGAGAGAAGATCTTTCTCTGTCTGCTCCACATAGTCTCCTGACCACCGTTTGTCTTTTCATCAGCACTCATGGAGTAAGGCTTCTTTGCTCCACAGTTGGTATACTCGATAGCACCTTCACCCATTACATAAGTGGTGTATACGGTACCGGCAGGCAGATATACTACATAATCACCAGCAACAGGAGTATAGTCCTTATCCTTAGGTGTTACAGATGAGATCTTAATCTCATTGGTTCCAAGGCTCTCTGTATTATCAGCAACAACCTTGAGTGCATTTTCTGCATGGGCAGATGCCTTAATATACTTCTCTGCAACCTCTTCTGTTGGCATATCATCATCCACAAGGCACAGTCTGCCATTAATGGTGTACAGTGTAAGATCTCTTTCCACTCCATCCTTATCTGTAAACTTCAGATGAGCGATAAGGTTCTTATTCTCGACATTGGTAGCCACTGCAGAATGCATAACAGCAAGTTTGAACTTATCTTTGTTATCACCAAGAGCTTTCTGAATCCCGGTATTCAATGTAGTTACATCAAATGTGTTATCTACCTCGTTGCTGATATCATAGGTATGTCCATTGACAAATTTCAGGTTTTCTGCTCCTGTCATGGCAAAAATACCTTTCAGTGTTGCCAGTAAGGTAGCCTGATCGATATCATCCCAGTACTCGGCCACTTCTTCTGCTGCAGGCAGGAAATCTTCCCCTGTGATGTCACTGGAAAAGTCTTTCTCAGTCCAGCCATTTGCACGGCCGACTACAACTCTTCCCTGTGTGTATGTCTTCCTGCTGGTTGATCCGATATCTGTGTTTCCGTCATAGTTGGACGCATTTCCACCGATTCTTGCCTTGATTGGTGTGGTGATATAGTTACCACCGACCTGATCCGGCAGCATTGCTGCATACTGCTTCTTTTCTACGATTGCTCCACTCTTAAGGAGCTCATTTCTTTTCAGATTAGGTACTCTATCCACATATGCTGCGAATACTTCCCCGTTGAAATTCTTGGAATCAAATAACATGTTCTTTCCTCCTCATTACATATACTGTGTGATGTCAAGGCCGGGATTTTCATTCTTCATCTTCATCAGTTCACTCATGCCAAGCTTTGTACCAGGTTTCGGGGGATTCCCCATTCTGGTTGTAAATACGGCTTTGTTCCAGTTTGCTCTCTGCTGCTCCTCTGATACGATAGCGTCAGGATCATTCTTGGAATATTCATCCAAAAATTCCTGAAGCCCAAAGATTTTACCGTCCTTGATCTTAAGACCAGCGGCTTTCAGTTCAGCAACATATGCTTTCTTGGCGCTTTCAGATGTGAAATTAATGTCTGCCACATGCTTATCAACAGCGTCTGCATAATCCCTTTCTTCCATCTGTTTCTTGAAATCAGCCTCTGCGTCCTCTGCACGCTTTTTCCAGTCATCTCTTTCTCTCTGGATACTGTCAAAGTCCTTTCCCTCAAATCCCTTTAAGGTTGTTTCTGCATCCTCCGCCTTTTTCTTCCAGTCATCTCTTTCCATCTCGATCTTTTTAAGCTTCTTTTCTACCTCCAGATCGGAAAGATAATCTCCTGTAAGTGCTTTCTCAATCTCCGGTGTGGCTTCCACACCAAGCTGTTTCAGTTTTTCAATAACGTTCATAGTTACTCCCTTTCTTAAAAGTTGTTAATCCGGTCAGCCCGGCACGAAACGGTGCTGTTTTATCCACAGCTGGCAATAGCACCGACAGGAATCGAACCTGTGACACTCAGACGAAGGTTTCTGATAATCTACCACTGATATACGGTGCTAAACAAAAAGGAGCTGACCTGTAAGTTTCCTTACAAATCAGCTCCAATTAGCTCTATCTAAGTACCAATTTACTTAGAGACAATATTCTTTTTCACTTCATATACAACGATCGTTCCGTCTGTTTTTTTCCTTATCTCAGCATTGTTTCCTCTCTTCAAGATAGCTTTGATCGTTGTAAGGATCTTTTCATCACTCAACTTAACCACCTATATGATCAAAACATTTGTTCCCTACATAAATATAATAACATGGGTTATTACACATAGCAACTCTATTTTTGATAAACTTTTAACCTCTCCTGCCGTGTCTTTAAATTGTGCTGCTGACAGAAGTCCTCATAACTGTCCCTGGCACTGTCAAGATTCTTCTGTATCTTTTGGTATTTCCATTTAAGCTCATCCGCCAGCGCATCATCCTCACACTCCTTCATAGAATGCCTGCACACGTTTCTTTTCCTCGTCAGTTCCCGGATCTTCCTTTCCTTGGCTCTCTGTTCCTGCTCAAGATCATATTTCCGCTTATCCTCCTCGGAATCATACGGCTTATTGTCATTTACACTGATTCCTTTGTAATAGGGTCCAAAACTGTGCCTGCAATTCCACCCACACAGCCCTTCGCCCGTTCCATATCCTGTTACAGCAATAAAATCACCGGCTGTTTTCTCCTGATGACGATTCAGAAATATCCTGATCCGGTCAAGAAACTTAAATATCCCTTTATTCTCTTCCCTTTCTTCCTCAGTCACCTCATATTGTGATAATGCCTGACTATTCCAATCAATAGAATATACTTTGCCCTGCCATGACATATGATTGGCTGGTTCGTCCTTATCTGTATACCTTGCCCCGGCATGGCTTGACACTATTACCGCATTTACACCCATTTCTGCGCATCTTGTCAAAGTGATATCTCCAGCCGCCTGATTGATACCTGTTCTTACCGCTCTGGCAACTGCTACCTCTATTCTGTCTCTATGACCAGTAGGATACAGAACATATGCTCCTTCCTTTGCACACTCTTCAACAGCCTCGGCTATAGCTGTATGTATACTCACTCCGTGAGTTGCTTTCCAATATGCCTTATCTACTGCAGATATAAAGGTGCGCTGGCTCGCAAGTGCCGTTGTGCGGGTAAGATTGTTCAATGTCCCATTGGTCACACGATAAGCCCTTTCCAATAGCCTTACTTCCTTCTGCGTAAGGTTCAGATCCTTTATCTTTTTAGGGATGCCACTTTTTTCATAATCGGATAACTCCGGCAGTTCTATGTCCTGCATAACACCATTATCCAGTTCCACCTGTACTACATTCTTGGTAAACAGCCTGTTATCAGCATCGATCTGATTGGCCGCCTTTACAAATGCCTTTTTAACCTCTGACTTTATTTCAGGCAGTTTTTCTTCAACAATCTGGCTCACTTCCTCGGTCAGTTTCCCTGTTTCCTTTGCCTTTCTTGCATCCAGTACAGAAGAAGGAATCAGTTCCACCTTTCCTTTCTTGGAAAAAAGAGACATAATCCTCTTGGCTATTCGTTCAGTCACATAGTTATTCAGTTCTGCTGTTTTTTCCTCTGTTGCCTCTACTATGCGTAGTAAAAACTCCGGTGTTAACATTCCTTATCCTCTCACTGCCCTCTTTGCTACCTTTACCCAGTTCTTGATACAATCCTGATAAGCTGCTTCATCCCAATGTGCTTCTGCATCTTCTCTGCCATAAAATAAAGGCTCCTCAGACGGTACTTTCTGCACTCCCGGTCTGCTCCAATATCCATACTCAGGGCTATAAAATGCTCCGATTCCATAATCCGGATCCACATACTTAACACCCTCATACTGATAATGTCCATAATCACTGTCAGGGGGATATAAATACACCTCTCCCCTAGTTGACTTATTCAGTGCATCTGTCTCTGCAATCAGTGCTCCTGTATCCATTGGCATATAATTCTGTATATCGTTCCATACCTGAGCATCGAGAGCATCTTGTGCTATATCCAACTTTTTCCCAAGGCTTTCTAAAGACAGCTCTATTGAGTATCCGCTTCCCTTTTTCTTAACCTTCAGCTTCCCAAGCTGCTTCCGGAAGAAGTTCTTCCCTATCATTCATTATCCTCCAAAAGTCCGGCATCCTGATTTTCCTTTGCAGCCAGTGCCAAAAGCCTCCTTGCATCCTCCCTGGAATATTTGAGATATTCCACATAATACTCCTCCCAAGGATATTTTCCGATGGTCGCAAGGTTGTAATGATGCTGCCTGTCCTCTTCAAAATTATAGGTAATATCGCCAAATGAGTAATTAACCTCATATTCTCCAACAGGTGCCATCTGATACAGATCTGCAAATACTGATTCCGCATAGAGATACTGATCTATTGCATTCTGCAGGCAGTCTCTGACATCTTTGATCAACTGGATCGTCCTTCTGTCGTCCGCTTCTACCTGTGTTGCTGTAACCATACCTGTCTTTTCATCAAATACAAAGTAACCATTGCTGTAGCCACATTTATACCCAATAAGGGAAAGCAGATTATTCATACCAGTAATACGCATATCTGAATGAAGCGGCCTTTCTATTGCCTGATAAAAATTTTCCGGTCCTTGACCGTACACATTATGTACATGATGTGGTAAAACAATATCATCCTGTTTTCCTACCTTTTGGCCTGACTGGACAATTAAACGATCATCCACAAGCTCTATGGCCTCACTGTCATAAATCTCCCCTGTATAACGGCTGTACGCAATATCAAGGTCTTTCATTTCTTCCTTTGCATCCGCAAATACCGCCATACCAAGAGGACTATTCAGGTCAATATTATTTGCTGCCGGCATTCTGAATACACCGAACAGCATGGAATCCACAGTATCACCATTCTGCTTGACTATTGTGACTTCCTGTCTCAGATTCGCCCACTTCGTGTCCTTCATTTTGCATTCTTTACCAAGGCTGTCCGGATTTTCACTTTTGTATGTTTTATTCGAGATCATATAATACCGTGTCCGCTTAGTTTCCCCCTGCATGGATACTTCTGCATCTAAATATCTGTGATACTCCAGTTTTGTATAATATTCCTTTTCACTCTGGTAAGAATCCTGAAATACAATACCAGATATGTTCCTGTTTCCATCCATATCAATGACCCAGAATCGATCCGGTGTTACAAGGTCGGCTCCCTCTCCATTGGGTTTGATGATCACTGTACCGGCAGCACACCCATACTCCACCCATTCTCTCAGATGTGGCATAATGGCTTTATCAATATGCTTCTTGAGGAATTCTGCTCTTGCTCCTCCATCCAGTTCTATTGCAATAGCGAGATTTGTAAGTCTGGCCGTCTCTGAGCATACAGCCTTGGCAAAATTGATTGTTTTGATTCTGTTATCAGGATCAACCCATTCCGGTTTTCCATAATAGATATTCATCCATTTTAATACAGAAATATCCATGAGCTGTGAAGTAATCGGAGTAACCCCAAATGCTGTTTTCACATTCTTTTCAAACATACTGTTCCACCATCCTTTTATCATTTTTATAATTCCCACTACAGTACCCCCAATTCTTCATATACTTTCTGCAGCTTTGGAAATTGAATTGCAAACCAGTCAACCATCTGCTCATCATGTCCGCCAGGAGACTTCCAGTGGTTTACATTTTCAGCAAGACCGCTCTCAAACAGAAACGCATGAACAATCTCATGACGCATTACTTTCTTTCTGTACCACTCAATGTCTTCAATTTCACAGTTATTCTTATCAAATTGTAGCACCACAATTTTCTTGGTAGTTTTGTCACAATACCCGTCACAGTTTTTTAGTAATGGATCTTCATTTTCAGCAAGCTCATAAATGCTGTACTCTGTTCCCAATACATTGATTTTTCTCATTATGCGCTTTCTCCTCTTCTCATTGACAACGGACTGGTCGCATATCTCACAGCATCAATCCAGTGGTTATCATGATCTGGATATCCGTCTATAGGCTGACCATTTTTATCAACATCATGTTCATAGTTTGTAAATTCATTATGCGCCATTGGAGTCCTTGCAGGATCTATCACAATCTTACGGCACTGCAGCCATTCAAAGGTTCTCTTCACGCTTCCGGGACCTACTTCTGCCTGTCGTGCCATAAGGCCTGCATCTCTGAAATCATTGATATGTTCCTGCTCATCAGCACCACAGCGCACCTCATAATCATCATATCCCTTGTCCTTGATCTGCTGTGCCATATCCCTGGTTCTGATACAGGTTCCACCCATTTCATCCAGCAGCATGATTGTCTCTGTTGCGTGGCTATAGGAACATCTGACAAAGGCTTTTGGATCAGGATCCCATCCCCAGTCCTGCCCTTGATAGATCCTCTCCTGTCTCGCAATCTCTTCATCAGTAATAGTCCTGATCTCCAGGAATTTGAATATCTCTGTGCCTATTCCAATCGGCAGACCACCATATTCATGGTCATAAGCATCCGGATTGACCTTTTTCAAATGCTCCGCTTCTTCAATGAAGGGCTTTCCAAGCCACTCCGGCGGTACATCCAGATAGGTTGAACTGTGCACCAGCATACTTTCCTTTGGCTTGTCTGCGTACACATTCGCCCAGTTATTTTTGCTGATCGGAGGGTTGAACATCTTAAAGATCCAGGCATCATCACCACCTCGGATTGCCGACTGTTCTATCTTTCTGACCGGTTCTTCACCGCCAAACTGATCAAGCTCCTCAAAGATAAGGATCCCAATATGACCAAACGGTACTTTAATTGACTTGATCTTGCCCGGATCATCTGCACCCCGGAAATAGATCTTCTGACCGGTTGGTTTATAAGTTATTTCAAGCGGTGACAGTTTAAAATCCCAGTTTTCACGGATAAACATAGGATTCTTACTCTGTTCATCACACGACCACTGGAACTGCGCATATACGGAATCTCTCAGAGTATTGGCTACCTGTCTTAATACAAGGCAATGAATATCCGGATTATTCAGCATCAGCTCATACGGGATCATGGTGGCACAGGATGACTTTGTGGATCCTCTTCCACCTCTGAAAACATATTCCCGGTGTTTCTTCTGCCTGATATCACGAATTACTGAATGAAAGGTATCTGCGATACTGTCGAGATCCGTATGATATTCTGCAGCATTTCTCGCTTCTTCTTCTCTTTTCTTCTGTTCCTCCTGTGCTTCCTTGATCTTCAATGCCTTTTCCAGATCATTTGCCGCCTTGAGCCTGTCAGCAAGGGCAGCATCCATACCAAAAGCATCTTTTTCTTCACCCTTCATTACCCTGGCACGGAATGCCTGAATATCTGCAAGGGTCGCTATATCCCTTCCATTGGCTTTGTCTATGGCAGCCTGCAATTCTGCTATATATTTCGCGACAGCAGGCTTGATTAAGTTCTGTGCTGATTGCACACGAGGGCTTTTATATCCTGCCTTTCTTGCCGCCTCAGTGCCCTTTCCGCCATTCTTTACATATTCCTCTGCAAATACCTTCTGTTTCAGTGTAAGCTTCTCTGTACTCATGAGATCACCGCCTTATAGATATCCAGCAGGCAGAATATTACCTCTGGCATGGAACAGCTCCTTAATATCTCATAATCCTTTGTTTTCCATTCTCCTTGTTTCTCTGAATAATAAGTGACTGGTGTCTTTATAATATAAGATGTGATCATTCTTTTCTGATCAGCAGAATAAAACTGGTTAGAGTTCACTTTTACCACCAGTCCAGTCTTGACTATCGCCGTCTGAAGTTTTTTCATTCTGCCATTTAGATTCATATGCACTCCATTACAATAAAAAAAGATACCGCATCCTTTGGGGATATGGTATCTCTTAAGCAATCGTCCGGATTTCAACCGGAGCCTCCTCTATCAAGGTGTACTCACAGGCTATACTACTTTTGCTTAAAATGATTATACCATATCCGTTTTACTCTTTCCACCATAGCTTTCTCTTTAACAGAAAGGCCGGTTGCCCCTTTCTTCCCGTCATTCTCCTTGTGATAATACCCATGATGCGTATGAGGTATCATCTTCTCATGGCTATGGTCCATATCTATTTGCTTTGTTCTCTTATTCTCCGTATCATAATAAGTAATACGTAGCAGATCGTTTCCTCCAACAGTGACATATATCCTTCCATTGGTCTGTGTTTCAAACAGGCTTTCCGGATGATCGGTCTTAGCTTTCACAAATTTTATATTTCCACTGCTCAATACAGTCTTATATTGGCTCCCGTATGGCTTCCCCTTTTCACTTATGCCGCTACTGGCTCCTCTGCCGCCCATTATTTTTTGCCTCCGTTAAACCACGAAGCAAAATTTTTATCATGATTTTTCTTCCATCTGTCATAGGTACTTGTTATTGTTTGATTCTCAGGTCTATTCTGAGAATCTCTAAGCTGTTGTTCTTTTTGCTTTATTAAAGTACTTTTTATTTTCCGAACAGTTCTATCAGATTCTTTGTTTGCATAGAAAACCTTTCTTCCATGAATTAGTCCTTCAAAAAGTGTATTTCCATTTTGTTCATGTACCTGATAAACATCCATTTTCAGTGCTTCAGCACTGCCTACTGCTTTTGCATCTTTGAATGAGTACGCACCTGTCCCATTTTGTGCATTTCTCTGCACCCCTTTTAGTTTGCTATTCAAACCTCTATCAATCATTTCCCTTTTTATTTGGTTTGAAATTGTAACAGAGTTTTCCGCTATTCCACTTTCGCTTCCACGTCCACCAAAATACTGCAAATTCATTACCATTGTGCTACCTCCGCCTCATGGAATTTATCACTAAATGCTTTAATCCTTACAATATTGCCCTTACACTCTTCCGGAACCTTGCCGTAGAAGATAATCTGTGTAGGCTGCAACCTGTCCACCATTTCCATATATCCGTCAAGGAACCTCTGCTTTCTCTCCTTACTGTTCTGCGTACCCACAGATGATATCGCTACTACTCCGTGTGTAGGTTCTCCATCAAAGCACCACTCAAAGGAATCCTTATCACTCCAACAGATTGTAGGAATAACCCGGATCCCATGCTCCTGCCAGTACGCTGCAAGCCAATGTTTCCGATAATGGTTATAGATCTGTAGCGCCTTAGGAAAGTCCGTGTACATGGAGAAGTCCGGTGACATTACATAGGCATACTGCTGCAGCATACCAATATATCTGTAAGGATCCGTCCACAACCGGATAAACTGGTAATCATCCAGAAAGAAATGTACTCCTTTCTTCTCCCTGTCCTTTACCCCATTGGCATAGTTAAACCCGATCCAGTCACATCCGTCATATTCCACCGACATTATCTCCGGTATCTGATACTGTCCAATGCCCTAATATACGGCTCTCTGTATGTTTTCATAATTTCTATGTGTTTTGTACATCTCATCCCCAATACGAAAAAAGGAGCCAAGTATCCGAAGATACCTGACTCCAATTAGTCCTTCATACGATCCAATTACCGTACGGCTCAATATATAATTAAATTATACCTGTTATTTGTTCTACTTGCAACATATGTTCCATAAAAACAATCAATATTTGTAGTATTCACGTACAATACTCGTAAGTTCTGTTTCTATTCTAAATGCTTCCATCGCATATATTATCACTTCATTTTTCAACTTGTCTACACTGCTCCGCAGATCGTCTTTCCCTGATTTGATGCTATCTATATCAAATTTGCATTCATACACTTTTCTTTGAGTATTTTCGAACAATTTTTTAAAATCGTTTGTTACTTTTTTCTCTTTAGAATGAAGCCGAACCCACGACTCTTTTTTGGGTAATTCTGTTTGCACTAAATAATTGTATATATTCACTATATATTCATCGCTGATTTCTCCATTTTCATACAACGATAACTTTGAACGCAATCCTTTTATATAAATATAAATTCTGTTTAAATAAAGAAAACGTTCTCTCTTTTTATCCAGCATTCTATATCCCTGTGTCACTATAATACTGCTAATTATTCCACTAATAATTCCAACTATCAGCCCATTACCACACAACACTTGTAACGTTTTTAACATATAATTTCCTCCATGTCATTGATATTATGATTATATCTTCATCTTCTATATCACACAATAGCCACATACTTTTTAAAAATCTCTTCTGTATGATCCTTCCCCACAAAGGTATAGAACCTCGCAGCCGTACTGTTGTCCTTATGGCCAATATACTCTCCGGCATCATGCACGGAGCCGCCTCTCTTGGTGATATTGGTTGCGGTCGTCTTCCGGAACAGATGCGGATACACCCGCCGCTCCATATGTGCCCTGTCCCGGATCCCATAAACAGCCGCCCGGATGCTTGCCCTCTCCAGTCCTTTATGCCGGTTACCCCGATCCTGTGTAAAAATTGCTTCTTTGCTGTTGAACGGGATCCCACGCTCCATGATGTAATCAGTCATGAATTTAAGAGCTACACTGTCAAGAAAGGCTGTCCTATATCTCCGGGATTTCTCACCATATACGGATACCTCTCCTGTTCTCCAGTCAATATCACATATCCTGATCTGTGCAGCTTCTCCTACCCTGACAGCAGTGGATCTTAGAAACTCGATCATTGCTCTGTCTCTCTTGGTTCTGCAACCGGTCTTAAGCTGCTCAACCTCTTCCGGCTGCATATGATCTATAGGCTTCTCAACGATCTTGTATGGCTCGATCTCATCACAAGGATTCTCTGTGATAAGATGTGATTTTCTCATCCAGGTAAAGAATGCTGACAGGCACCTGCGCTGGCCGTCCAAAGATGTCTCACTGTTATCCCTGCTGATTGCAGACAGATATACCTCTACGTCCATGCTGGTCACTTTCATGAATGGCTTGTTACAATACTCCGTGAAATGTTTTAAAACGTCACCATACCGCTGAACAGTCCTTTCTGACAGCTTTGGCGCTTTCCGCAGCATGAACAGCTTCCAGACATAGGCATTGCTGTCATCTATTGTTGCAGGCAGAGTCTCGCTCTCCGAGACATTTACACCTGAAAGGATCCGATTCAACACTCTCTCCAAGAGGTCAAGCGTCTGCCTGTCCACATGGCTTTCCATACTCAGTAATACATCATTCTTTACCTTTTCTTTTGCTGTCATAGGGCATTCCTCCACATTCTCTTGCCTAAGGACAGCGGTTCTGCTATAATATCCTTAGACGTGATGCGGTACAGGTTGCTTTGGTCGGTAGCTGTACCGCAATTTTTATGCAACAGACCATTGACATATATTTCCTGTCATGGTATTATTTGTTTATCCCAAACAAACGTTCTGTTGTGGATTCGTCCCGGCAGGACGTTTTGTTATTATATCCTTTTGTTCAAATACTCTAGGCCAGCACCGCCGATCATATTGTATAATTCCGCTACAGTTTTCTCTGATTTTTCTATCTTCTTGGGATCATTGCCACATCTCATTGAAATATCTATTTTCTGTTGCACTGACATATGTTCCACCAAAAAATTATGAATATCCTTTTGTGTCAACATCTATTCCACCTCCTTCACAATTTCTATCAAATCCTCGGGAATATCAATCAGTATCTTCATTTCCTACACTCCAATCTATTGCCTGTCCGCAATTCTGGCAGTAATCATATTCTTCATAATCAATCTCATAGCATTTTCCACAGCATGGGCAAATCCAAGTATCGTAAATAAGAACCCCATTATCTCCGTATCCGTCACCCTCAAGATCTGGCTTCTTTGGTGTTTGCTTTTCTCTCGATTCAAGCAAGCTCTTAAGTGTAAATTTTCGCTTGTGCATTTCCTTGTAGAGTTCCATTGCTGTCTGGCATTCTTCATGTGTACCGATTTTAATTCTTCAATTGCTTCATTCTCCGTCATATCTACACCTCCAACAGTTCCGGATTGTCAAATGTGTTGCCAAGCACTTTGCATTCCCCATCGATAACTTCCCAACTCTCCGCAGACAATCTGTTTGTCACTTGGAAAGACAATGTTTCTTCGTCCCACACAACCTCACCGACGCAATCTGCCTCTGCATACCCGCCCTCTGTGCTATATGTATCAAGATAGGCAACTACATCATGCTCATAAATCAACTTCTTATCCAGATCTGCCCGTCCGGTGCACCGACAGATGGTGGATGGGTCTACTTCGACCATGTCCGGTATATCATTGGTCATTCCCCACAAAATATATCTTCTCTCCCAGATGCCATACAGATATCCCTGCTCCCATTTTCCATTATCAATCCGCTTTGCGCGGCATAAATATCTTTCCTGCATATCCATCACCTCACCAACTCTCCAATACTTACATTAAATCCGTCCATCTTCTTAGATTCCAAATACTTTTGTGTGTCAAAAAAATAAAGCACCCCACCATTTTCTGCACTTACAGCTATACTCACAGAATTTCTGACCAGCGTAGTTTTCAGAAAAGTAAGTGCCGCTTGAATTTCTGATCTTGCTTCTTCTTCCATTCTCATTCCTCACTTTCAGTTTAACTCTGTAAGCCATTCCTTCATCTCGTAGGTTCCCGATATACTCTGGTCGTGATAACCGTATGTTTCTACTGTCACTAAAAAATCTGCTAGTTCTTCATCCGTCATTCTCCGAATCCGGTCGGCATTGGTCTGTGGCTTTTTACTGTCTCGTAAAAATGCTCCGACCACTGACATATCCCTGTCTGCAAAAGAAAGATGTTCACTGCTTTTTCCAGAATAAATAATCAGTGGATATTGTTTTCCGGCTTTTTGAGCTCTTAATACCTCGTAATAGTTATTGGACAGTGGGAGCAATTCCCATCCATCCTTAACCAGCCATTTTTTGAAACTATCTAATTTGTTAATATGTAATGTGTGCCTATTTGCCATTATTTTTTCCTCACTTTCCATACAAAATATTGTGTTCCCGGATTGCTATATCTTGTGTTAAATTTCAGTTTTGTGAAATCTTGTGTACCGTTACACATCCATATAACAGTCCAGTGCTTTCCGGATCACCCAGGATATACTCCGCTCTTCCCTCTGGCAGAACAGCAGAAGTCTCTCGTACTGCTCCGGATCCATGCTGATATCCTTCCGTATGAATTTCTTACCCTCTTCTACCTTCGCTCTCGCCATATAGACCGCCTTTCTGTGTATCAATACACAAGATTTTTGTTTTTTCAGTTTAAATTATTTCTTTCAGCTTCGCTTCGGCTTCCTCACGGGTAAAAAACAATGTTTTATATGGTGTTAGCGTTTTCCCGAATCTTTCACAACCGATGTAATAAGATACATTTACAAATAGGTTTATGTTAACAACAAAAGAATCTATTTCCACCTTATGTATACCACTTCTACACACGTACCATGCCGTATCCCCTACCTTGCACGGCAACTGCAGGAGTAGTCCCTGTTCCTCGGCATCTTCGTAGGCGGCAAGTTTTTTATAATATGGCAGATCATCAATGTCTTTAACCGGATGCACGTTCCAAGGATAACCATCACATTTATCTTTCCAGTCTTTTTCTGTCAATCTCTTCATCTCGGATTCCTCCTAAACTTTTAACCTCTCAATCTCTTCGAGAATTGCCGTATACTCATTGTTAATGATTTCAATTAGTTTGTTTCTGGAACTTTTAATATTGGCAGCATAGGTTTCCAATATCAATGCCATTGTCTTATTTGTCTCTTCCTGACTGAGTAAGGTCGCTGTATCTCTACCTCCATCCGCATGAATATAGAGTTTGGCTGATCCTTGCTGATCCGCATTATATGCTTTCGTGCTTTGAATTAACGTAGTTGCCTCTGTACTCACGGAATCTATGCTTCCAATATATGTCCTGCATATTTCATAAGACTCTCTATCCATTCTTGTATTCCCTCCTAAACTTTCATTTACTCAAACCTCTTATCATACTTTTTATCTTCGATAAGATCAGAATCCGTGTAATTATCAAGGCATTTCTCATACTTTCCTTCCTGCTTTGTAATACAGGAATAAGTTTCATATGGATTCGGAAGGTTATGCTTTTTACAACAGTCGTAACAAATCACAAAACTCCTTGTCATTTCACTTGTACCATATGGCTTATTGTCGGTATGATACCTTGCAAAATTCTGAAAAGGTGTCATTGATAATAAAGTTGCTGTTCTGTCACAATCTTTTCCACAAAAATCACATATTGCATGAATCATATATTTTACCTCTCCTAAACTTTAATTTTAATCTACAAAACAATATTCTCTAAGCTTATTATCAGTGAATGTAATTTCATATGCAGGAACACGAAAAACTTTTCCGTTTTCATCTTCCACAATTCCAAAAGTACAACCAATTACTCCACCACAATGTCCACCCTTCAATGGTGATGGTTCCACAATCTCTGAAAAATGTTCCCAACAATGAAACAGATAATTTTCTCCTTTATATTTGCAAGGCCTTAAATTCAAACATTCAATTTTCATCTCTTGCAACTCCTTTAATTTTGATTATCTTCTGGCTTCTCGCACCGCTCAAATTCGATTACAAATACATAAGGGTTTGCAGACCATCCGTACCGGTCAAGGTCGGATTTCTTGATGGTGTTGTTCCATAATTTTTCAAATCCCGCAATAATATCACAATTTCCACCACTATCTGGATCTTCAAATGTCGGATGCCATCCATTGTCCGCATAACACGCGTCGTCAAAACAGTCCGTTCCTTCCTGCCATGCCCCATCTTCCGTAATCTCCTGCAACCTCTCCACTCTTACACCTGTAACCTTAAGCCAGATTCTAGCCGCTTCTTTCGGCATGCGGATGGATGGGTGCCATGTGCAAAAGAAATTATTATCATCAGCCTTGTAATAATATTTTTCTTTTTCATTTCCATAAGAACCTTTGCACCATGTCTCACGGACATAAAGAATATCGCCCGGCTCATACGGTGCTTTATATGCCGTCATTATCAATTCCGCATCCGTCATGTCGCAATATGGCTTAAACATCATCCTCTTGCCTTTTAAAAATTCATCAGGCGCGGCATTTTTACACTTGTCTGGCAACATTCCCAGAAACTGCCGAGAAATTACCGACCTCCGAGTGCAAGTCTTCCGTCCGTCCAGAATTGCCCGAACCATTTCTGTAGAAAAAAGTATTGGTAAAACTCTCATTTTCTTTTCCTCTCTCCATTAGTATTCAAACATTATATTGATACTTTTTTACTTTCTTTTCACATATACCTCTTGATTATTAATTTGGAGGTGTAAAATGAGAATAAAGTTCGATATTACAATCCACAAAATCTATTACTATGTAAACAGACACCCTCTGTTGTTTGGTACAATCCATCTACTATTATGGATTTTCAATCAGTGCTGCGGTTGTGCCATAACAGATGTCCTAGAAAGTCTGTTAGACGGGATTTTGTGGTAAGTGCTGGGGCTTTATGCCCCTCGCACTGGATCACGGCAGCACCTCCGGGAAATCAGTAATATTCATCTGTCCCTCAATCTGATCATCACTTTCCTCTTTCTGCTTTTCTTCCAGCCTCCGCCTTTCTTTGTATTCGTTGTACTTTTTTCTGTATTCATAACTCTTCCCAAAAATATTCCATGCTGCCTTTACTACGTTTGGCTCATACGGTCTGATTATCTCCAAATCATCAATTGCCTTGTATGAAATTGGACAGCCACAGCAACCAGTACGTGTAAGCCCATATACCTCATAGGCATCAGAATAACGTACTCCGTGGTATTGCTTATACCATTCCTTATCCTTATCACTAACATAGTAAAGTGGTCTTAAACGGAACTGACCGCTTGCCGTCTCTGTAAAGCATAAAGCTGTGTTGTCCTTTCTCGGAACAGATCTCATTCCTCCCTCATCCCTGCGCTCGCCTGTGATAACCATTTCATAGTCCTTCTGAACCTCATGAGCAACCTGCTTCTTGCAATAATCACAGCACTTGGCACTTATCTGAAAATCAGGTGGATACTCACCGATAAAATCACGCATATACTTCGATGAATTGATAACCAACTGAATGTTTGGTCTTGGTTCGCCAGCTGAGTTGCAACAGCATAAAAAATTAATCACGCTCTCGCACTTCGGATACCTCTCTTTCAATTCCTGACGCTTCGCTGCTTTATCCTCTGCCTGTTCATATTCCTGTGCTATTGAAAGTGGAATGCCCTTTTTCTGCCACTCAGATAATCCGGAAGACATGATCTTTGACACAAATGGTACCCCATATTTTCTTGTAGCCATTACGATATTGATTTTAGGTCTGTGTTCCTCAATTTCTACACCATACTTTTCTGCGATGTCCTTTACATGATCCTTCGTGGCTTTCATTTCAAGTCCAGTATTGAAGAACACATATTTTACAGGTGGTAAGCCAAAAGCCTTTCTTGTTTGCTCGATCAGATCAAGTAAAATATCACTGTCTGCTCCTCCAGAATAAGAACATATTGACTTAGGATGTTCTCTTAAATGTTTTGCAATAATGCTCTGTATTGCTGTAAATTTTGCCGGAGAATCAAAATCTGCATAATCCGGTCTATCTGTATACACTCTGCTTCTAAATTCTTCTTTCATTTCTTATCGGAGTAAAGAGCTCTTTCACGCTGGCCAGCAAACCTCTCACTCCTTTCACTTAATATTCAAGTTCGATTTTCTCTGACGGATACAGGACATATGGAGTAAGATCGTCCACATATTCCTTGCCGCCGATCCTGTACCTGCTTACCTTGTATCTGACAGGCTGCGGCTCCAATGGTCCTCTGTAATTTGCATATTCATCCATCATGTCTTCCACCGTCCTGCTGCAGCCGACATTCTTATACCGGTACAACCCCATATCTCTGAGATTGTCACCGACACAGGAACGTGACAGGCCTGTAACCTTTGCAATCTCCCTCGTGGTCTTTCCTTCCTTGAACAGCCTTATAACTTCGCTTCTATACTGGCCAAAGTCCTTTTTCTTCCTGGTTGCGCCGGCATCCATCAGGTAATTTTGTACGGTTTTCGCTGAGTACCCTGTTTTTCTAGCAGTTTGCTCCACTGTATAGCCCTGTTCCCGGAGTTTCACAAACTGCTCCATTGCCGCCTGCTTGTTCTTTGTTATCATTTCCGTCAAATCCTTTCTGCCGTTTTTTGCACCATTGTGGGCTGTTTGAGACTTTCTGCTCGATCAGTCTCATTTCTTCAACACACAACCTACGACAGCCATCCTGCTTTTCTTTTTGCACCAATACGCACAGATCACATTCATCACAATGCGGGAGATTGTCTTTGATCCGCTTCCGGTAGTCCCTCTGCTTCTGCCTGTACAGTTCCGGATTCCTTCCCCACCTTCTGCGCTTAAGCAATGCTGCTATGTCTTTTTCCTCCATCTCGCAATCTGATAAGGTGCACTCTGTGCATTTGGGATAATTACAGTCCATTACTTTCCACCTCTCCAAGAAGCTCCTTTTCCAGTGCTTCAAAATCATAATCAGTCTGCATGAACTGATTGAACTGCTCTGAGGGCTTGTCCCTCTGCGTCCTCTGTGGCTTTTTATACGTCCCCGGCAGATAATCTGCATACACCCCTTTCAACAGGAAATTCTCAGGGTTCAGAATGTATCTGTCCTCTGTTCCCATGATCCTTACAGCTTCAGCGTAATTACAGGCCGCTACCTCAACATCCTTTTCTTCAAGGCTGCTGTCCTCAAACAAAATCTGCCTGTAAGCCTCTTCCGCTTTCAGGATCCTTACCTTCTTCGGGTAGGCTTCCCAGAAGTTGTTGAATCCTGTGGGGGATATAGGGGGTATATTTGTTTCGTTTAGTTTAGTTTTATTAATAGGTACACTTTGTGGTACAGTTTGTGGCACACATTGTAGACCACTTTGTGGTGCAATTTGCGGTTCACTGTGAACCACAAGACTATTAATATGATATACGGCTGACTGATTTCCCTTTCTGGATCTGTATGTAATATAGCCGCATTGCATCAGCTTATTTCGTGACCGTTTGACAGATGATTCATTGGAGCCGGAATAGAAAGCTAACACCGATAACGCTACAGTAAACTCGGTTTTCCAACCCGACCGATTAGCTATGGACAGCAATGCGTACCATAAGGCTATATCAGGTGAAGAAAGTGAATTTATGGCGAGCGTATCATAGAATGCTTTTAATTCAGCCAAATAATTCATTCTGTCAATCTGCCTTTCCTATAATCTTCCAAAAGGGCTTCTGCCTTTTTATCTTCAGGACCTTTTTTCTTTCTGTTCTTCTCCTGCCGGATATATCTGTTCAGATCCGTTATTTCTTTGTATGTTGGTCTGTAATACCCTCTGCCATCAGAAAGGTTTATGATCACATACTCTTTTCTCGCATCTTTAAGCAGATTCCTCATGGCTCTGTCTTTATCTTTGATACTGTCTGATACCAGTCCCTTTTCTACACACAAGGCAACCAGCATCTTCCTTGATATGGCATTCTCTCGTCCAACCGGGACTAGATCAGCTATGGTTATTCCGGCAGGCTTGCCTCTTGCTGCCGGCACATACATTTCAAATTTCTCCATCAGGCTCCTTTCCCCTCCCACCGGGGATCCAGGCAGGAGGCTTTCTATTATGGCACTGTGGTATGCTTTCATTCATGAGCGGTTTCTTTTGACCATTCCGGTGACTTCACCGTTATGGTGCAGGTGTTGCAACCATTTATTGACTATCCCCATACAACTTCATGAAGTCCTCAAGCCGCATAGTAACAAGCCAGTTATAATTATTCCTGCGGTGAAATACCGTAGGCATTTCTCCTTCTCTGGCATCCCTGACAGACTGTTCCATTGCATCATGGATATCCAGCCGTTCCCTGCGTTTTACTTCTATATGGGTTCTCGGAAGTCCAACAACATCAGCGTCACCATTTGCACCGGAATATTGCTGTCCTCGCCTGCAGGGATATCCATACTCCCGCAGGATCCTTGCCACTTCTCTTTCCCCACGTGCCCCTTTACTTCTGCTGTTCATAAATAACTCCTCCCAAATATGTTTACAAAATCCTCTCTGGTTCCATGTTTTTCCTCAAAATCCTTCTGGCAGGTTTGCTTCAAATACAGATCAACCTCAGTACGGGCATATTTTGTGGCCTGCACCCCATTGGGATGCAGATCCGGACGGAGAGGGATCACATAGCCATATTCTTCACAGGGCTTCTTTTTATCCCCTCCCATCCCATAGAACACATGATGCCGTTCCACTACATTGGCTCCTGTGAAGTAACAGTGATCCATATCCTCTGTGAAGATACTCCACAGCCTTTTCACACGCCCCACCTCTCTTTCATTGCCTGTAGTTCTGCAGGTGGAAGGGTTTCTATGCCAAGCTCCTTGGCATCTGCTACAGTACCATCGATAAGTACTGACATTTCCTTAGTATCGTATGTATGACTTCCACGATATATCTTGTAGAAGGTTGCTACACCGTCATATCGTACAGGAATCGCATGTAATGTCTCCTGCTCCCACATAAATTCTTCCGGGGCATTTGTCTTATAAAACATAGGGCTTCCATCTTCCAACAGATAAGGCTGTCCATATTTGCATATCATGACATTCTTTGCTTTTGCCTTTGAAATAGTCAGTGCATCAGCTATCTTTCCTACAAGGACATGAAAATAAGCATTTGCATCCAGGGATCGTTTCTTACGGTACTTCTTCATTTCCACGCTCAGATCATCTAATGCACTCACCATCTGCAGAGCCTGTTCCGATACTTCTGTAAGGGACATCGTTATCAGGATCCCTCTGGTCTTTATATCCCTGGATATCTGTGTGATCTTTCCTCTACACTGCATATCACTCACCATATTTTTCATTCAATGTCCGCAGCATCTGTCCTACATCATTTGCAGTAATGGTATTCATCGTCTTTCCGGCACTCAGAACCCAACCTTCCAAATTAACATTGTGCTTCTTACATACATCCTGTAATATCTTGAGCTGCGATGCTGCAGGTTTTGCCTCTTCCTGTGGAATACCCGTTGCAAACGGCTTCATCTCTTCCTTAAGCCACAGATCAAAACCAAGACCGGTATGAATAGCAACACACTTCACAAATGATCTGCACATACTATTCCATACCCTCTGCTGACTCATAGAATTATCCTTAACCGGATTGCTCCCGTTCATCACTGGTGACTGCATCTCATATTCATTATCATCAATAACAACCCTGATTCTTGTCTCATAGCACCGATTAATAACCTTGTTTTTATCCTCAAAGGTCACCTCCGTCATTCTTAACGAAGTGCCGGTTCTTTCATCCGGTATAGGTATCCAGTACACCTTTTCAGCGCCATTTTCATGCAATAAATCAATGCACTTCGCCCAGTTAAGATAAAGTAATCCATCTCTTTCTTCACAGTATGGCTTAACATCGATTTTTCTCATTTCAGCATAACTTTTCAGCATCCTCTTCCTCCTTTATCCAGTTTCCGGAATAGAACCACTCCACCAGATCAGTCCGGAACTCTGCCAGCTCTTCAGGCGTTGCCTTTCCATATTGAACTCCAGTAAAATAATCACAAAACTCTTGCATATCTACCGGATCAGTAGTGCACCGCTCCATAGCATACATAAATGCATCTTCCTGCTTTACCTTCTTTCCACTTTCTGGTCCTATTCCTTTATAGATAACCTTGCTCACTTCATAGCCTCCAACTGCATCTCCATCTGGTAACATGGACTACTCATGATCTGCGCCACGCTTCTCTTCCTGATAATCTGCTGCCGTTCCTCTTCCCGGCATTCCAGGCAGACACCACCGATCATTTCACCCGGATCACACCGTCCATGACAGGACGGACACTCAATTCCTTTCATAATTTGTTGACTTTTCCTTTCCCCTGCCTTAATATAAAGACAGGAATAGCATACCAAGTGTTATTTTTTAATAGCTCCGAGGCTCGCCAAAGTAACGGGGCTATTATTCTGTTTATTGGTAGCCATATTTCATCCCTCCGCATCGATCAGCTGCACATACACCTTGCCGTCTGTCAGTTTCATCCAGTCCCTGCACTCTTCCAAGGTCGGAAAGTACATATCGATCACTTTCCCTGCCTCAATGCTTCCAACACCATCTTCATCAGTGTCACCGCCAAATCCTGTGTCAAGGCATTCCCAGTAACCAAGGAAATCACCAATGTTGCCATCCGGCTCACATTTATAAACAATGGCGCATTTTCCAATCCATTCCTTCTTTACGGCACAGATCCCGGCTCTGACCGGTACGCCTGTGTATGTAGTGGTTCCCTGGCAGTAAGCTGTGGAGTACATCTTAAACGGCTCTTCTATGTTTGCTGCTTTTACGTTGAGTGCGGATCCTGCGATTAGCACTACTGTCAGAATCAATGGAAATATCCGTTTCACAAAGTTCCCTCCTTTCTCTTAACCTGCTGCTCAGCATCCCTGATCCTATCCCAATGGAGATTGAGATCACACAGGGTACCGGGCTTGTCCCAAATTCGATTACACCGGCAATGCCAGCAACTCCGAGGATCATGGATCCAGTGGCAATGCAGTCAAAAATACATCTCAGCATGGCTTCTCTCCTCCTTTCAAACAATAGATAAGATCCTCATCCGAGATCCCAAGAATCTTGATATACTTCTTGAGCTCCCCGACCGTCATTGTGTCGGGTTCCCGGATCCGCCTATAATGCGTTGACTTCTTGATACCGGTTCTCTTCATCAGGCTGTCACAGTCAACCTCATGCCTCTGCATGTTGGCCTTGATGACAATTCCGAGGAAACGTCTCTGTTCCTCTGCCTCGCTCGTTCTTACTCTTGGCATTACTCTTCTCCTTTCTGGTCTTTATCTTTCTTATCATCTCCGCTCTTCATGAGCAGAGTAACTGGTTCTTTCAGCGTATTGTCGATTCCATAATTGGCGCAGATAATACGCTTTGAAAGTTCCATCCTGATTCTGAATCCTTCTGTCGCTGTACATGAAACACCGAAATAATCACAGCTATCTGCAAAATCAATTCCATTCAGCTTAAATATCTTTTTCTCTGCATCCACTTCCAATGTCTTAATTTCCTGTGGCACTTCCGCAAGAATCTGTTCAAAACTACTTATCTGATTCTGCAAGTTTTCCTCATTAATCTTTTCATTGCCCTGAACAAGCTTTTTCAGCTCATGGATTGCACTCATCTCACCCTCAAAAAACTTCTTTCTCCTTGCATTTTCCTTTAGCATCATGTCGCATCTTTCTTCCTGCGAATTAAGCCATTCTAATTTATCCATCCTCTTCTCCTTTCTACTCATGAGATTTCTTATACTTTTTAATGATCTTTTTTACTTCTTTAGACTTCTGGATCTTCTTCCAGAGATCCTTGGAAATCCGCATCCGAACTTCTATGAAATCCTGATTTATGTATGTAGTTTCTTCAATCTCCAGCACTATCTTTATTTCTCCTTCCAACACTGACTTGACCTTGTTTTTCTTTTCTCCTATACTTTTTTACAAGTGTTGCCGCACTGAGTAAAAAGAAAGGAGATATCCATGACCACATCTGAATTATGCGAACTTTTCTCAGAAGAAATAAGCCATACATTTGACCTTTCAAAAGATGTCATTGAAGAAAATCTTTTTGAAGGCTTAACTCCTGATATGACGGAAGAACAGATATATTCACGGTTGATAATGAAATCCATCTTTATTTCTTCCAACCTGTCTACTCAGGTAATAATTAATGGTCTTGTGTCTTTAGGAGTAATTTCAAAGGATTTCGTTGATTCTCTAAAATTGCGTCCGAAACTGCACCTTGTACAGCCGCCAAATAACAACTGTTCCTCTGCTGATTCTGAAGAATGATTTCTATGCGCTTCAAGGTATCATCTATACTTTGAAGCGTTTCTTCTATCATCAGATTTCTATCTTCCAATGCTTCCTCCTTTCTACTCCAGTAGCTTGTTGCATGAATTATTTTCATGTTTAATTTAAAAAAATTTGTGTCAATTTGACACCAAAATGTTTAGCCAGCGCATTCACTTTGCTCACTGCCACATTGGATATGCTCTTTTCCCATGAGTTGTATGTTTGTAAAGACACTCCGATTGCATCTGCTACTTGCTCCTGCGTTTCATTTTTCCTGGCTCGCAGTTCCTTTAATGTAAACTGCATTTCTTCATTTTTCACTCATTCACCTCCACAAGAATTATTTTCATGTTTTCATATTACATGAATTAAATTCATGTGTCAATACTGAACTTGAATTTTTTTCAAGTTTTCTTTTAATTTTTTAATATGCACTTGAATATTTTTCATTCATGATGTATTCTTTAAATACGAAAGGTGGTGCACATATGGGATTAGGTGACAATATACGATATCTAAGAATAAAGCATGGATATTCTCAAGACTACGTTGCAGAAAAGTTAGGTTATAAATCCTATACTACTATACAGAAATGGGAGTCTGGAGTATCGGAACCACCGGTAAAAAAGCTCAAAGAACTATCTATATTGTTTAATGCAGATATGAACGATATGGCTAACAGCAATATGCAGGAAATTGACAACCCATCATTTGTGAATAATGATATACCTAAAATAATGAAATATTTCAATTCCTTAAATGATTTGGGTAAGCATGAAGCCGAGAAACGTGTTGAAGAGCTTACATATATCCCTCAATACACATTAACTGTCCAGGCGGCCCATAATGACTTTGAAGATGATCCCGAAGAGCAGGAAAAGATGAAATCCGATCTTGCTTCACTTACAAGACCGGAATAATGGACTCGATAACTGATATTATGTAGAAGGGTGATGAAAAATGACATATGATAAACTATTGGAAGAAGCAGATAAATCGAACCTTTTTGTCGTAGAAAATGCAAAATTTCAGTCTCGTGCTTGTGGTCTTATTAATAATGATGTCATTGGCATAAATAAAAATGTACGTTCTTATACCAAACGCAGCTGCATTCTGGCAGAAGAAATTGGTCATTACAAGACAACGGTAGGAAATATTATTGACCAGTCTTCCACTGCAAACCGAAAGCAGGAACGCAACGCAAGGATGTGGGCTTATAATCAGATGGTAGGACTTCAAGGTATCATCTCCTGTTATCAGGCCAGATGCAACAATTTGTTTGAGATGGCAGATCATTTGGGTGTAACAGAGCAATTCCTTTCAGATGCCTTAAGAGAATATCAAAGTAAATACGGTGAATACACACAGGTAGATAACTATATTATTTATTTCGTACCTACACTTGCCGTATTCCAGATATTATAAATCAAGGAGGAACATTATGGCGCTGATTAAATGCCCTGAATGTGGAAGACAAGTATCCAATCAGGCTACAACCTGCCCTAACTGTGGCTTTCCCATACGTGATAAATTACACTATACAAATGGATATGGATTCTGTGGAAGTCCGTTAAAATGCCCTAAATGCAAAAGCCAGCATTTACACATGGAAATTGAAACTACTGCATACCAGACAAAAGGGCGAGAAGAAACCCGGAAAAAATCATTAATAACTAGAACTGCAAATAGCGCTGCACGTGCTGGCATGATTCTTGCAACTGGCGGCTTATGGGCTCTAACTCCTAAAAAGTCCAAGTATAGCACAGTGCAAAAATCACATACAAAAATTGCTAAAAGAAAACACTTCCAGTGTCTTGATTGTGGATATAACTGGTCAATATAACTAACTTACAAAAGGAGAAAAATCAAATGGCTATGATAAAATGTCCTGAATGTGGCAAAGATATTTCAGATCAAGCAAAATTCTGTCCAAACTGTGGATATCCTATAGAAAAAATAATACATACAAAACCGTATAGGCAGCCTGTAAAACACAGGAACTCCCCTGTCAGTATATTTATATTAGTTTTGTGCAGTGTTCTTATTATTGGTGGAAGTATATTTCTTATTTCTGTTCAAAAAAATACTACTACTTCAACCGACCAAAACACTGATGTAATTACTCCGTCACCGGAAATAGTGCCAGAAGAAAATAATACGGCATCTTTAGACGACTTTGATTATTCTTTCGGAGACGATGGATCTTTACTATTAGAAGAATACAATGGCGATGCATCCCACTTAAAAATTGAATCTTCATATGAAATTGATGGTGTCACTTATTCAACAGCAAATTTAAATGAATTTCAAATTGGAATTGGCAATTCCACTGTTAATACTGTTATATTTTCCGAAGGAATAACCAATATAAATAATTCCGTATTCAACAGTTGTAATGTAACCACTATATACTTTCCGAAGTCTCTTGAAATAATCTATGATGACACCCTTGCTTATCTCACTGCAAGCCACATTGATATATACTATGGTGGTTCTGAAGACGAATGGAACAGTATATTCACAGAATATACTCCTTCTTCAGTTTCTCAAGAGTTTAAAGATGGAAATGCCAGAGAAGCTGGAAAGGCAATGGCTGATAAAATAAATTCCGTCATTGGACATGAATATGATGCTTCAAAAATTACTATACATTATGAATACAATGCCGACGCTATAACGTGGTAAAATACATACAGGGAGGAATATTTATGAAATGCCCATATTGTGGAGCTGAAGTACAAGGCAAATTCTGTTCTTATTGCGGTTCAGAACTTCCGAAAGCCCAAAGTATTACAAATCTTAGTTACTCTATTACTCTCTAAAAAAAAACGGCAGTTCTGTCGAACTGGTGTTTGAATGGAGGGTACTAATGAGTGAAATATTAACCCAAGACGAAGCAGATAAATTATTAAATATGTTAAAAAATTCTCTTGTTGATTCTATTAACTTTCCTTCCATAGGAAAATCTATAGAATTTGATGTAAAGGGAACTGATAAGAAAGACATATTCACCATTAAAATATGTCGGGGGAAGATTGACCGTAAAAAATATGATTTGGGTGCGAGAGTACAAAAAAACGGAGTTCTCTTATTAGAACTTCATATCAATAAAAATAAAGTCCATTTAAATCCGGATGGAACTAAAATAATTGGCTCCCACTGGCATATTTATACAGAAGAATATGGGCGACGAATGGCATTTCCTGCAGAAAATATTGAATCAGATAAATTTGTGGATAATACATTAATGTTCTTAGAGAAATTTCACGTAATAAAAAAGCCAACAATAAATTTTCAGTTAGAACTTTTATAAAAGGAGGATTTCTATGGATATTCAATCTTATATTAATGAGTATGTAGATTGGTTAAAAAGTGAAATTACATTCTCTAAAATCGGAGAATACTATGAAATTAATACTCCTTTTTTAGATAATGATAACGACTACTTACAGTTTTATGTTAAACAAGATGGACAAGAAATATTTTTTACGGATGATGGTTTTACTATAAATGGATTAGAAATGGCCGGCTACAAAATGACCAAGAACCGAAAGCAACAATTATCAAGTATCCTCATCCAATATGGCGTACAACTTAATGGTAACGAATTAATAATAAAAGCACCCGCTAATCAATTTGCTCAAAAAAAACACGCATTTACGCAATGTCTAATGCGTGTATCTGACCTTTATTTGACATCACGTTCTAAAGTTGGCTCATACTTTTTGGATGATATTCAGGAATTCTTTAACCAAAACGACATATTTTGTATGGAGAATGTACAGTTTGCGGGAAAATCTGGGTTTATGCATAACTATGATTTTACTATACAGCGTTCAAAATATAAGCCAGAAAGATTATGTTTAGCAATAAACAACCCAACAAAAGTATCTATGGGTAACGCAATTTTTGCATGGGAAGATACAAAACCTGCCAGAAAACAAGACAGTAGATTAATTATATTTTTGAATGATGCGAACAATATCGGAAGAGGGATTGAAGATGCTTTTTCAAACTACGATATAAATACTATTAGGTGGAGTCAAAGACAAGAACCCCAAAATGTAGAAATGCTAACAGCATGATTTAACAAAAAACCGCCCCCGGCTGCAACCAGGAGCGGAATTTGGAACCACATCGGGAAAACCGATACAGCTCACCTACACAAGTGAAATTGTATCATTTTCCCGGTGAAAATACAAGCACCGGGCATTTTTATGCCCAAAAGGAGGATGATATTATGGCAAAAGCCAAGAAATTACCGTCAGGAGCATGGAGAGCACTGGTGTATGATTACACCGATTTGGACGGAAAGAGACATTACGAATCCTTTACTGCAGATACCAAAAAGGAAGCGGAATTAATGGCCGCAGAATTTGCCTATTCCAAAAAGACAAAGGGGCGGAATCCAGAAATGCTCTTTAAAGAAGCTCTGGACAAATACTGTGAACTGAAAAGCAACGTCCTGTCCCCATCTACCATAAGAGAATATAGACGAATGGCTGGGAAATCCTATCAGGAACTATTAAATATTCCATTAAAGAATTTTTCACAGGATCTGATACAGGCATGGGTAAATAAATATTCTGCAAATCACAGTCCAAAGACAACTAAAAATGCACATGGATTGCTGTCTGCCGTACTTGATACTTTTGCTCCGGAAATACATTTCAGATCTACACTGCCCCAAAAGATCAAGAAGGAATTGTATGTCCCTTCTGACAGTGATATTAAGACTATCCTAAACTATTTTCATTCATGTGATAAATGTATGGAGATTGCTGTTTATCTCGCCGCATTTGGCACTCTGAGACGCTCAGAGGTATGCGCTCTGACTGCAGATGATGTAAATGGCAATATCATATCTGTAAATAAAGCTCTCGTTGATAAGGGTGCCAATGAATGGGTACTTAAGACAACTAAGACAGTTTCCAGTACTCGGTTGGTAGAAATGCCAGATTTTGTAATCAAAAAGTTCCCGAGAAAAGGCAGACTGGTTGATCTGAATCCAGATCAGGTGACACACAGGTTTGAAAAGGCGCTTAAGGCTTTGGAGATACCCCACTTCCGTTTTCATGACCTCCGCCACTATGCTGCCAGCATAATGCACGCCATAGGCATTCCGGATCAATATATCATGCAGCGTGGTGGCTGGTCATCAGATCATACTTTAAAAGCTATTTACAGGGGAACAATCGAAGAGTATACCCAGAAGTATAATGACATGGCTTTGCAGCACTTTGATAAAATGCAACACGAAATGCAACACGAAAAATAAAAACCCTTGTTTTTTCAAGGGTTTTAGAGAGCACGAGACGGGACTCGAACCCGCGGCCCCGACCTTGGCAAGGTCGTGCTCCACCAACTGAGCCACTCGTGCGTTTTCAATTTCGAACCGCTGTATCCAACGGACAAGTATTAATATACATGATACTATTCTTTTTGTCAACAGCAAATTTGAATTTGTATAACTAAAATCTCAACTTTCCTTATTTTATGCGACTTGGCGGTATGCCTTGCCACTCTATATGTATCCTTTTCCCTTGTTTTTGCCCTTATGA